CTCTCTTGCAAATGGTTGGATATATTGTCCAGCACTGGTAGTACTTGTTTTAAGTGTATTAAAAACATTCTGTACACCTACTGCTTGATTCCATGCATCTTCTAACGCATGGTGTTTTAGCACCGGTGGCCGTTGTGGGTTAATGCCAATGTCAAATAGTGTACGTGTACAACGAGCTTCCCAGAAGCTCCAAGGAACTGCTTTGCCAATCTTTTTAAACACATGCTCACAAATCACAATGTCAAAGGCAGCACCATGTGACCATACACGTTTAGCACCCCAACAAAATTTATATAGTTGATTAAACGCATCAACAATGTCAACTCTGTTGTCTTCACTGAATGCCTCGTCTTGTGCGTCTTTGCTTTGATTAGCCCACCAAGCAATGGTGTCATCGTTAGTAACTAGTCCAATGCGATCACAACTATCTAAGTCTACACGAACGTAGAACTTCTCACATTTTGTATCATTAATGTCATCACCAAAGGGATCAAACTTTACTGCTCCGATCGTAAGAATGGCGGCATCGGGTGATGTCGCCAATGTTTCTAAGTCGATCATAATATCTGTATTTGCCATATAAGTATCTTTCTTTAAGAAACTTATTATAGCATATTACAGATATATTGTCAATACATTTTTTTAGGTAATGAATCTTTTTCTAACTGTTTTCGCCAACGAGCTTTGGCAGCTGATTTTTTACGTTTGCGTTCAGTAGTTGGTTTTTCGTAAAACTCTTTTGATTGTAGAGTTTTGAGTGTTCCCAAATCTTCAATTTTGTTTTTAAATCGACGTAACGCTCGATTAATATCTTCACCGTCTTTTAGTACTACGGTGGTACCTTTAGATTTATTCATCTGATTCCTCTGGTTCATCTTCACCTTCTTCTTTGTTAATGACTTCTAATATCCAGTCTAAATTATATATCCTATTGCGACTGATCAGGCTCCAAGGAGTGATTTCATCAGTAGTCAAATAGTGGGTATTTGGTTGTGCTAGTAGAAAACTAACAAACTGTTTGGTTACAGAATCACAATTATCAATATCAATGATGATGGTATCTGCTTGTTGGCTAACACTCAACATCCATTCAATATTTGATTCATCTGTGTCATATATGTAAACATTAATGTCGTCGTCACTTTGGCTTAACAATTGTTGAAATTGCATTTTTACCTTAGTGCTTGGCTTGATTAACAGATAACCTGGATTAAGGTTAAACAGTTTATCTGGTGGTGTAATTAAATTAATTTTTCCAAGATTCATAATAATACTTAGTTTTCTCTACGCTTGATACGTGTCCATAGCGAATCTGTAGTTTGCTCGCTGTTCTGTACATAGGTTACTCTTTGGTCCTCTTTATCTGTTGATCTTGATCTTTGATTATGTAAGTACTCTTTTTTTTTGATTCGTCTAATACACTAACTGCTTCAGTATCTGATTTGTCTGCATCGATCCATACATTACCATTAAAAATAAAGTTTCGATCTGCATCATCAACAAACATTACACAGCGATCTCCTTTTTCCGGATTAGCCGGCCATTCAGTTTTTTTAAGTTCTTGTTGTAGTTATGGAATTATTTTAAATCTTGAGTCATTTAATCCCTCATCTAGTATTTCTTCAGCCGTTCTTTCTTTAGATACTTCTTCTTCAGCGGCCTCGATCATTTTATTCCATTGTTCTAATGGATCTGTAACAGTAGGTTTAGATTCTTCTACAGGCAATGGTTGATTAAAATCCAATTCCATCTGATTATCATCAGCAAATGGCCTGTCCATTATATCGCATTCCTTGTTTGGACAAAATAACCCAATACCTGGTGCATTAACTAAAGTTGTACCGCACATATGACAAGGAATTGGATCATCAAATAAACTATCTTTAGTTATTGTTGCGCCGGTAGGTAATTCATCTTTAACATTTTCTTTTATTTGCTCAACTTGCTGTTCAGTTAATGGACCGTCATCTGGCTCATATTGAGCTTCCTGATCTAACTGGCGAGCTCGTTCCCTTCCTTGGTCAAACCAATCTTTAATTTCTTGATCTTCTTTATCTTTGCGGAACCATTGGAAACTGTATTGACTAGCTAACAATAAAATCACAGCCAATGGATCAAATACTGATACAATAATAATGATTACCCAAGTGACAGCTTTTTCTAAGATGTTAGCGTCTGGGTTTGATCCGTAGATAAATGCCGCTATGTATTTTATTGGGCCAACTTCTGCTTCTACTTTACGTACTTCTGCTCGAATAGGTGCGGCCTCATCGTTAAGACTAGCAATCTGTTTCTGGTTGGCTTCAATGTCTTTGGCCAAGGCAATGCGATCACGTTGCTGAGACCTACGTATACTGTTTGCCTTGTCCGCACCTTTTTCGTCTGTGCTTCGACCCATGACTTGGTCAACTGCCTCATCCATTTGTTTAAGTTGTTTGCGGTTGGCTTCAATATTTTCTTTGGCTGTTTTAATTTTTTCATCGTAGATTGCAATCTTACTCTGTACATCGCCCGACACTAGACTTTGGTCACTGTGTGCTTTACTTAGGAAACCAAATATACCCATTGAGGTAATAACCATTAGAATAGCAATTGCACCTAGTAGGTATGACCTAATAAAAATAGGAGCACGGCTCCAATTTAACTTTAACCATACAGTAGCAATTAGCTTACTGATTTCTAATGCCACACCCATAACAATGATTGGCGTTACAGCGGCCGCAAAAATAGACACGAGTCCAGCTACACTGTACCAAATGGCAACAGCGGATATGGTTAATCCGCTGAGTAATGCAAGGTATGCGATAAATTTATCTGCTAATGTAATCTTCATAGATTAATATTTATCGACAAAAGTCCATGTATTTGTATTATTGCTATAGCAGGCAGTGTCTTCGTAGTTGTTTTCACGGTCTCCTACACGCACAAGACTGTGGATTCTCCGGCAAATTGTACCACTGCCTGGTATTGTATATACAATACGTGCTTTTCCGTAACTGTTACCTCTATCATTATACCATTCTACAGTTTCGCCATTATCGAGACTATTAAGTGCGTGGTAAACAGCTTGAGAATGGTACGCATTATCTGTCTTACTCAATCGTGATCCGTAGTAGATTGACATATTATAGGCAAAGGCTAATAAGCCGTCATTTCTAACACGGTCACGATTCATTGGTCCAGACCACGATTGAGCGTAACTATTGGAACATGCTAGGATGAGGCACAACTTCCCAAGTACCATTATATTTTTGACATGCATATCCAATCCTTTCAACAGGTCGTCCGTTAAGATTCATTACATATTTGTATTCGCCACAGTCAGTGGCAATTCCGATTTTCCTAACAACCATTTGTTCAATAGGATCGTCATTACATTTAACTGTGGTTTCGCTAGAGACTTCTTCTTTGTTTCTAGTTTTAATCTCTTGGCTAGTATAACAGTATTGGCGTTGTGTTGTTTTAACAGGCGCACTAGAGCAACCTGTTAAAGCAATAGGAATTGACAATGCAACTGCTATTATGATCTTCATTGCTTCTGCGCCTTGGCTTCTGCAATCAATTGATCAAATACTGCCTTAGGCATTTTCAAACGAACAAATGTATAATGACGTCCACTCATAGTAAATTGTCCTAGGTCTCGACTTAGGTGCTCGCGGATAGTTGTGTTCTTAACTTGATAAGAAATACGAGTCTTTGTATTCTTTTTGTCGTTTACAAAGGTAATTTCTGTTTCACTGTTAACTTCACTGTTAATACGTTTTGCAAAGTTGTTCATTGCAATAGCGTACATCTGCTCTTCTGCGGCCTGTGCATGAGCACTTTCACCGGCGCCACAGGCGTAAGCATATTCTTTAGTCCACCAGAACCAACCTTCAGTGCCAGCTTGAGCACAATCTTTGTACCAGTCTGGTTGAGCGTAGGTCTTACGTTCTTCAACTGGACTCATTCCTGAACAGGCTGTAAGCGCCGCAACGATAGGTATTAAAAGTAACTTCTTCATTTTGCCAACTCCTGTGATTGTGTCTTAACTGTGTCTACGCCCTTGTCTAACATGCGAGCAATGCCGCTGAATCCAACTGTGGCCAAAATCAATCCGAAGATTGTACCTAATACAAAGTTTTTCATATTTGCCTTTCTGTGTGTGTTAATGTAAAAAGCCTCTGTAGTATGTATTATACTGTCAGAGGCTTTTAGGGTCAAGTCGTTTGGTTATTTAAAAATGATCAGGGCCATTAAAGTAGCTTGGACAAAGAATCCAAAACCAATTGTCACAATATTCAAAAGATCTTTGGCAATAACGCTTCGGATAAAGAACATGAACAGGCCTCCCCACATAAGTACAACCAAATCAACTGGGGGTAACTTTTCAGTTAGTCCAGTTAATACTGCAACCAATGTAGGAATGGTAGACAAATGGATTAAAATAACACCAATCCAACCAAGAGTTTCTGCACTAAGATGACTAATGTTTTCCCTAATGTCATTCATAACCTTATTGACATTAACCAAATCTCGCAGATTAATTTGCACTTTCATTTTCCTATCCTTATTTGTAAAATACATGACCGCCAATTACCGCAACTTTTTCTCTATTCCATTTTGGATTGATTTGTGTCCCGTGGAAATATAGAGCATGTTTTAGGCTAGGGAGCCTAAAATTTTCCAATAGTACCTGCCTTGCTACTAATTCGCTTTCTCTAAAGGCAGCGGCATTTTTTGGTTTGACTACGCTGGCATTTTCACAGTACCAACTGAATTGGCAAAGTACTTTTTCGTATACTACATTCTTTTGGTACACAACCTTGCAGATATCGCTAGGGAATTGTCCACTTTCTGCACGATTGATTGTAACTTGTGCAACAGCTACCTTGCCTTCAAAAGGCTCAGAGCCTGCTTCATAGTAGATATTTTTGGCTAAACAATCTAGTTGTTTATTCCTCACTTCGGCAGTGACTGATGTGTTTTTCATCACCAACTGACGGTCTGGGTCAAGTTTGTACATGACCGCTTTGTATCCTATAAATCCAACTAGTGCTAGACCTAACAATACAAGTAAGATTTTAATGAGTTTAATCATTTCTTCTCCTTTTTATGTTAATAAAGTACTTATCTACGCATTCGACTAATGTCAACGGCCTGTTCGTCTGAAAAAACTGGCACTGCATTGCTTTTGTGCATGGTGGCAATACCTTTAACTTTAGTTCCTGTGTAGATCTTTGCTGGCGCTAGGGTAGCAACGCCATTATCTTGTCCCAAACTTTTAATATGGGAATTGCTTCTTCCTTCGGGTATCTTGAGTGAGTAATTACCTGACAACGGCTCTGCTGTCATTGCTCGCTTACGTTTCTTTTCGTCCGCCTCAATACCCCACCGTTTTTGGATCGCTTTCCACTCTTGATCCAATTGCTCTGCTTTTCGTTTTGCTTCTGCTGAAGCAAACTTTACTTTGCCTTTTCGTTTGCCAGTAGTACTAAGCCACGGGCCTTCTAAGTGCATACTCAATTTTGACTCCAAAGTAACAAACAAGTACCTATTGTACATTGTTTTATTCAGTATGTCAATTAAAATGGGCTTAATTGTTCTTTAATCATAGAAGCATATTGTATATGAGCTTCTAATGTAGGATGGCCTGCACCTAATCTTAAATTAGGATTAGCTATTATCCATTCATTCATATTATGATCATTTAAAATTTTATATTTTTGATATTTTGATTGTAACATATTTTGAAAAATTGTTACTGTTTTATGAAACAATGGATTTGTATATAGATAATCTAATTCTTCTTTATTAAAACAATCTTGTTTTATTATATCTTTCCCTGTTGCTTGTACAAATAAGAACTGGTCATTACAGTATTCAGTAGCCCATCCAAGCATTATAGATAAACAATTGTAATATTTCCAAAATAACATCATATCCGAATTTATAGTCGTATACCAAAAATTAGATACATCTGGAGTAACTTCGGATGGAGTGTAGCTCCCATTTAGCATATAACTTTCAAATCTGCCAGGTGTTAACCATATGCCTCTTTCCTTAGTAGTGAGACCCCATACCACTAACGTCTTATCTGTGATTTTTCCATCATTGACTGCAAACATAAATTGTGTTAGTTGTTGTTCAAAACTACTACCACCTTCTGCATAATTATAACAAGGAATATCATATAGTATAGCCAGTTGCGATGGCCATGCTAATTCAGCTTCTTTTTTTAACAGATCTGGATTGTGGTTGGTGTTAAAATGATATTGATACCAAGAACCTATGGTCTTAAATGACCTTTTAAATTCTTCTATATTTGGAGTATTCGGGTATCTTAGATTATCTAACAGTTCGGCGCCCTGTGTTAGGCTACACCCAAATGCAACAATTTGTTCTATGTCTCTGTATTCTTTTATTCCAGGTAAGTAAATTTTAGGCATAATATTAAAATGAACCTGCTACCATTTCTAGTAGTTCTTCGTGTTCAAAATTTTCGTAGTCTTCGTTAAACTCGTAGATGGCATCATCGATACCTTCCCAACCCTTAACACCAAGCATTTCAAATAATTCTTTTTTGGATATAGGTTCACCGCGCATGTGACTAACCCAAACCGAAGTCATAACAATGCAGGCAAATACTGTTCGATCGTCGTACACATCGTTGGCTTCACACCATTGAATAGTACGGTCCATATAATAACGTATATCCTCAACCCTATGCTCTAATTGAGCTATCCAATCACGAGTAGCTTTTCTATCCCACACTTTTTTCATACCCTAAAACTTTCTCCGCAACCACATCGGTCACGTTCATTTGGATTGCGGAATTCAAATCCTTCGTTTAATCCTTGTCTAACATAATCAACAACCAGTCCTTTTAGATAAATTGCATCTTTTTTAGAAATCTTTACTTTAAAATCTGGATACACTATAATTTCATCGTACGGATCAAAGTTATCATCTTTTGTATATTCTAATACATAAGCAAGACCACTGCATCCTGTAGTTTTTACTCCGATGCGTAGTCCTTTGTTACGTGTATTGTTTAACAGATGCTTAACCTTATTGATTGCTGTATCAGTTAATGATATCATGCTTGGCTCTGTAGTCTGCTACTGCCGCTTTAATCGCATCTTCAGCAAGAATTGAACAGTGTATTTTGACTGGAGGTAGCGCGAGCTCTTCTGCAATCTCACTATTCTTAATGCTTCCTGCTTGGTCAAGCGTTTTACCTTTGACCCACTCGGTGACAAGAGAACTGCTTGCAATGGCCGACCCGCACCCATAAGTTTTAAACTTTGCATCGGAGATAATACCATTTTCATCTACTTTTATTTGTAAACGCATAACGTCACCGCAGGCAGGAGCACCAACCATGCCAGTACCAATGTTATCATCATCTTTTGAAAACGATCCGACATTGCGGGGATTCTCATAATGGTCAATAACTTTATCAGAGTAGGCCATTACTGTGTACAGCTTCTTTCACGATAGATTGTACCATCGGGTTGCTGGATCTCTTTCCATTCTGTACAAACTGGTTGACGCTGTACATAAACAGGAGATTGTTGGACTACTACTGGTGGTTGTTGTACAACTACTGACTGTTGAGATTGATTGGCAATCACTGCGCCAGCAATACCACCGAGGATCAACGGAGCAACCCAATTGTCACGATAAACAACTGTAGGTCCATAATATGGTCGATGGTGGTGATGCCACTGCGCACTAGCAGTACCCGCTACTGCTAATAACGATAATGCTATTAGTATCTTTTTCATAATAGTCTCCTTAGGCTATATTAATATAACGCTCTAGACTAATATTTAGTTTACTTTCCAGCGGTTTCTTTACGTGCGTTTTTAACCGCAGTCACATCATTACGTGTCTCTTTGCACAACTTGGCCAAATCTTGACAATGCTTACGAACACGGGTGCCGGCGGCGCCAACTTCCTTGTCATAGAACTTTTCAAAGTCTGCCTCCATGGCTTCTACGATTTTTGTGAACTCTTGATATTTGTTTGCTGACATAATAGTCTCCTTTTGTTATATTAGTTATTACCAGTGATGTAATGTGTTTGCAATAATGAAACAGCATGTTATCACATGTATGATGACCCAGAAGGTCTTTAAAAACAATGCTATACGTGCTTCTCTTAAAGTAAGTATAGGTATGTCTGGACGATCTTCGTCCGTTTGGCCCATTAAATGACCAGTTGCTCTTGCCCAAACTCTTTCTAAACTGTTCATAATTGATTAAGCTGTTCCTCTAACCAGGGCTTACAATTAGTCCAAGTACGGTAGATGTGGGCGCGGCCACCTGCACGGATCCATTCTTCACAGTTGCTGGTCCGATCATCAATTAAGATGTCTCCAGGTTTACAATGTTTCCACTTGTCGTGACTGAATGGTCCAAAAAATACAGGTATATCTGGGAAATAATCTTGAGCCCACATGACTTTATCATAACTAGCATACGGCACACTATAGTCATGCGGTAGTGCTGTTAGAAAATATAGGCCGTCTGCTTGTCCGGACATGACTGCGACTCGACAGTATTCTACTAGTTCATCTGCTCCAGGTTTAACTGGCAAATCTCTATAGAATCGAGTTTTTGCTTTTACCTTGTTCCAATCACTATCCGGAATACGTTCTCCATATTCCCAATTACGATTAACTATTGCCCGAGCGGCGGGCATCCAATCGGCAACCACGTCGTCCATGTCTAAATAAATGTTCATACATGTATGATAAGCTATGCGGGGGGTATTGTCAAGTTAATTGGCAAAAACAGTACCGGCACCTGATGTGATAGTGTGATCAAAGTGTCCGTCTGAATCGTATTTGTCACCAATCCTTCCAATTGGTCTATTGTTGACAAATACGTTAGGACTATATGTACTTAATGCTGGAGCATGATTAACTGGTCCTCCAACACATGGATTTCCGTCAGGGTGAGAAACCATAGTGTCGTCTTTACGAACAACACCTATGTTCTCTGCAAATACATCGCCGCTACCGGTATCACTGGCCTGTGTTGTTGGAACATCCCAATGCCAAACATTTTTACCACAAGGAGATCCTTTAGCACCGTCTGTTGCGGCTACTGAACTAGATCCACTTTTTTGTGCTACTGCTGGCATGATTAACTTAGGGCAATGCCAGTTGTTGATTCGATGAATTGTTTGGCAAATGCTTCATCGGTTGCTTCTGCTACTGTTACAGTAGTTTTTTGTAATTTAATATCCTTGTCCGGACTAACTGTGAACAAGTACGGCATTAACCCTGGACCTTTTTGTCCCATGCCAATAACCATAGGTTTACTTAATTTGTAATAACCCGGACCGTCTTCTACTAGTTTGGCTACAATTTCTTCACCGCTTGTTAGTTTAAGAGTGATTACACCGCCTTCTTGAATGCCTTTATCAATTAACATATTATACCTTTTCTAAATGTGCTTTAAGTTCTGTAAATCCACCAATCAGTTGTTCGCCGATAAAAATCTGCGGAACTGTTCGTGCTGTTGGAACAGCTTCCAATAGTTCTTCTCGAGTGTATCCGTCTCCAATTTTACGTTCTTCGAACTCAATACCTCTTTGTGTTAATAGTGCCTTTGCTTGATCGCAATATGGACAGTGGTACTTAGACCATACAATAGCTTTCATTGTTGTTTCCTTATAATGCTGGTAATTCATCATAGTTAATAGCATCACTCATAACGCCAATAACATAATTCGTTGATTCGTTTTCTTGTAATGCTGTTTGTTTCTTACTTGTATCAACGTGTTTGTTGAACCAAGGAATAGGAGTTGACTTTGGCGCACTGGTTTGATATTTAATACCAATATCCTTAAGTGCAGCCACTGCTGTGTAGTCTACAAAGTCTTTAAGAATGTTTGCATTAAGACCAATCACTGGGCCTTTCTTGAACAAATAGTCAGCCCACTCTTTTTCTTCACGAATAACATCCATGTATAGATTATACACTTCTTGCTCACATTCTGCTTTCACTTCGGCAAACCTCGTATCCTCTTTAATAACTTGATTGATAAGATAAGCGGTCCAACCTTTGTGTAGTAGTTCATCTTGTAGAATCAAACTGATAATATTACCATTGCCAATAAAGATTTTGTTTTCAACCATTGCCAAACTGGTAGCAAAGCTAACCATAAAGCGGAAAGCTTCTAGTGCATAGCTAGCATGGAGTGCCATCCATATGGCTCTAATATGCATCTTTTCCGGAATAGCTTCTCCCAATTCCTTATGGCAATTAATTTTATGTAGGGAATCGTAATAGTCACCAACACTGCTAGCCATACCAATAATTTCTTGTGTGTCATGAATAGTATTGAATACATCCTTAGGCACATTATAGATATTGCGAATAATATGACTATATGATTTACTATGGATATTTGTTTCGTAAAATGTCCAATTATAAATTAATGCTTCTAATTCTGGCAATGATACTACGGGAGCAAACACTTGGCTAGGGCCACGTCCTTGTAAACTATCCAATGCAGTTTGTCTTAACAAGTTACTGGTAAAGATATGTTTAATTGCATCACTAGCTTCTTTAAAATCATTTGCATCTTTAGTTAGGCTAATCTCTTCCGGTTGCCAAAAGAAGCCACGTGCAGTTGCTTCAAAGTCTGCAATCTTCTTATACTTAACTTCTTCAAAACGTTGGATAGTAACCGGACCAGATGGGTCCAGAAACATTTTACGATTAAGGTAGTCTGTGCGTGTGTTTAAGTTGTATTGTTGTTTGCTCATTAATATTTTCCTGATGCAAGTACTATCTTGCAAATATGTTCTAATCGTTCAATGTGTTCATAGGCACGCCATGGTGTAGTATCGACTGCTACTACACCGTGCCCTTTAATCCCTACTATATCAAATTTGATATTACCCTCACTATCTAATCCTAAGTTACGATGACAAGCATCGCCCAGTTCTTGACTGATAGGTGGAACATCACCTACATTAGGTGCTACCTTGGTATAACGATTGAGTTCCGGAAACGCATCGCTAATCTTGCTGAGGTCAATACCGGCATGCATGGCAGCAATACAATAAGTTGGATGTACATGAACTACTACACGCACATCATCTTTATGTTGACCTAGTTCTTTTTGTAGGCCAAAATGTAAAGGCATTTCGCCTGAAGGTTCTAAATTACCCGACAAGTCAGTTTGTTCAATAACTTCCCAATTATAATTAAACACAGCAGAACCTACACCACTATTGATTGTTCTCCAAATACGGATTTTTTTAAACATCTCTGGTTGCATGTTTTGCTTACGCACACCACTAGGTGTTATATAGAAATGATTGCGATCATGATGTCGTATAGAAATATTACCATCTCTGCTAGTAATCCAATTACGCTTATATGCGTCTACTAAAATATCACAACAAGTTTCTAACATTATAATTTACAAGCCTCACAATCTTCTTCAATTAATTCTCTTTCATTATGAAATCCGTTATAATGGACTTCGGGTGTTAGTTCTTCAACTGCCTTACTACCTGCTTTGTTAATTAGACTATAGTAGAATGTTTTCAATCCCCAAACATGTGCCTGCATTAAATTCTTAGCAATCAATGTAGTTGGCACTTTACGATCAGCAAAGTGTGCTGGATTGTAGAATGTGTTAGTACTAATTGATTGATCAACGTAGGCAGCAAGTACTGCGGCTGTCTTTAAGTAGCCATCGCAGTCTTTCTGTTCCCACATTAGTTGATACTTGTTCTTGAGTTTATGATACTCAGGGACAACTTGCACAAAGGAACCTGCTTTGCTTTCCTTAACTGA